TAATTCAATGAGAGTGGTCAAATCCCATCGTGTCTTAAGAAACCATGAAGGCGACTGTGGTCTGGTGTATGTCGGCATCACAAGGTAGCGACCCGCCCCATGTGACCGCTGAGGTAACGGAGCCTTAAAGCAGCCAACTCACCAAGCCTGGAAAATGCTTGGTGAGACAGTTTACCGACATGTCCAGGTCACAAGGGGAGGACACGCCTCCCCTTGTCTTCAGGGCTCAGCAATAATCGCGCACGGCCATCCGTCCAAACAACGGATGACACAAGAACGTAAACACGCTCGAGTCGCGATAAAGTGCTTCAAGGGTGTCCCAATCACTATCAGTACACCCATAACGTTCATTGAGAATATGAATCCCTTCAATCTCAATGTCTTCCGTTGTCTTGGAAGCGGCTTCCACTTGCCACTCTTTTAAAGGACCGCGCACGAATTTGTCGCGCGCATAACGATCAACGAAAGCCCGGAGCCCCGGAACACGAAGAAAAAATCTCAAGGACGTGGCCATGTCAGCAATAAAAGCGCCGGCAGCTTCAGGAAGATCGCCTTTATACAAATTTCTCGGATCTTGCCACGTTTTGCCAACTTTAAGAAGACGCGAAGGTAAAGGACCCCAGCGCCAACCACTAGCAACAGGGTACCACAGGCCCTTGAGAAAAGTCAAACCTTGGAAAGTGTCACGGCAACGGTACTTCATGTCAAACCCAAGCTCTACGAAACCGATCTGAAAATCTAATCCATAACGTAGATAGCTGAAGATCCAAGCCGCCAACATGACTAAAGAGTTTCCAACCGAAGTATCAACACCACCAGTATCACGCATGGGACGATCGTCTTTCTCGATCTTCATTCTAGGCCCATGCTTAAAGGACAAACGAAACACATTTGCACTAAGCTTCCTCAAGATATTGGTGGTAGACCTCGGCACTCCCAGCCATCGGAGCATCATGTGCTCAAATTCCAAGGGACCAATGGATTGAGATTGATCATACATGCTGGCGTCTGCCTCAATCCAAACAATGCGGCCATGATGAACAATGCAAACCAGAGAATCGTCTCCACACACCAAGACCGCTATCATACACTTATCAGCGGCCAAGGCAATCGAAATAAAATCGTGGAGACGGGTGAGCCAAATGTCCAAATCGTGGTCGCACACCATGCCAGCATACACAGGCCAAATGAGAACGTCCTCAAAAGGATAAGGAACGCTGTGAACGGACCATTGATAGGCCAAACGCTTTTGAGCAGCGTAAACGGGAGGGCCCACCATTATTTGCACAGCATTGTCCACATTCGCAATGGCACGAGGTTTACATGAGACCTCGCCATCCCCATCAATGCGGAACAACAATTCATCGACCTTGACCATCAACTCTGTAGTGCGCACCCTCGACTCGACCAGTTCAAATCCGTTTTCACAGACCATACGCCAGGCAAGAGTATAAAGCCCCTTCTTACGACCATCGTCGAAGTGCAAGATCCAATCTGCAACCAAATCTTCATGAAGCAACTCAGGTTCTGGCACCAAAAGGTGGCGCATATCGAACCAACCATGAAAACGATTCCAAGCTTCAGTTTGGTCATCCGGATCTAACGGGGGAGGAGGGAGAATGCGCATGGCAGCAACCATATACAGATTGTAGTCAGTGCGTTTGGGTTGATAACAGGGAACATTGTGAGGCAAAATATGCCACGTGAAGGACTCTCGGTCATCAACCCAAGCCGGAGTCCTTCCTTTCACTACCAATAGGTCACATCGCTGTCTTAAAGGTCCAAAGGCTGCCGCCCGAGGAACGCGGCTATCCAATGGATCAAAAGGTGCGAGACCCACGTAGGCATCGAGAATGAATCGCGGAACTGGCCATCCTTCATGCCAGCGCGTCTTGAAATGGCGCCAATCTTGACCCGCCATAACAAATCCTCGAGCTTGCGTCCACCAAGCGAGTGTGTTCCAAGCCATATGAGTCACAATGGCCCACTCGAGGGGCATAAAACGCGTCGTCCAATGCATGAGGTAAGCTAGAAAAACCCCACGGGACGCACCAGAGGAAGCCAAACGCATTCCAAGCTCTAATTCAGGAATGAACCAAGAATAGACATGACGTTTCGCCACTTCCTCAAAAACTGGACTGAACAGGCAAGCACCTAAAACGTGAGGCCAATAGAGAGGATTTGGAGTCCACCCAAACGTACCAAAGAGAATGGGGGGTAACTCAAATAAAATCCAGCCAAGAACGCGCGCTAAGAAATTCGTCGCGTTGGGCAACTCTATGGTCATCACGAAGAAGAACAATAATAAGGGATAGAGCCATCGCCAAACGAAGAAAATGGGTGGAGTAAACCAATGCCACCACCATGGACCTTCTTCGTCCTCCAGGTAATTTTTCCCGAAATTGCGATTGAATTCATTGTGAGCCATGACTTCATCTTGTGTCGCCAGCTGAAACGCTTTCCGCTGGTCAAGACCCTTCAATTGCTCAGCAATGGCCCAATTAATCATCCCATCAATTTGGTCATCTTGTTCCACGTCAGGAAAAAGGCGGACCACCAATTTCCAAGCATCATCTGACAACAACTCGGCTAAAAGAGTATGCCGAGCCGTCGTTCGTTGCCATCCGTTCAGATCAGTCGTGGTGCTAATTACACGCCGGAGCACCGCCAGCACTCGAGCCGAAACGAGATACGTTCTATGCTTCTCAACGCACTTCTCGTAACGGGAACTTAGACATAAAGGCCAATTCTGCCGCACTCTGGGACGCAGCGGCCGAGAGTCCAAACCCGACCGCACCCGTGTGCAGGGAGCCGAAGCCCACCGTGGCACAACCAATTTCAGTTCCGCAAACTCAGGAATCCGCGGCATGCCCGGGCTTTCAATGGGTACCGGAATACCCAAAGAAAACTCGACGATGCGAAACGAACCCCAAGAGCGAACCTCGGTCCACACCAGACGGCCAAAAAGGGTGTTGGCGCCAGCCGATTCCCAGATCCAATCCGGCACTTGATGGCAAGAATAACCTCGGCCAACAGCGTCCACGCGGGTTTCAACCGCGTGCCCACCACGGACCCAGGCACCCTCACCATACAAAGTGCCGGCCGGACCATCGAAAGAATGACCGACCCACACCAATCGTCCAATTTGACCTGCCAACCCACTACGATCAATGCGGGTGGCAATGAGCTCTGGCGTCACGTGATAAAGATCCACTGCCAAAATACCTTGAGTTGGCAGCTGCCACACGTCGACGTGGTTGAAACCTGGGCGGAACTCACCCCGACCTAAGTCAGCGCTAGTCACAACCGGCCTGTCTAAAAGCAACTCGAGCGGATCCTCCACTCCTTGATTCAAGGTTCGTGCTAAATTTGCGTCACGGTCGCTCCCCTGCCATGAGGTCACGACCCGGGCGCCATGAGCATGCAACCGCCGCAAAGCTTCGACGGTCGCCATAGCACGAAATCCAGCATTTAAAGGGTGATTATGAAGAGCATCACCGGGATTTCCTTGAACAAGTTTAGCTTGTATTCCATGTCTTTCATAAAGTTTTTGCAATTGAGAGGAAGAAACCGCGGGCCCGTATTGACAACACTTGGTTTGAAAGTGCGTTCGGCGTACCACCATCGGTTCTTGGGGGGGGTTTTCTTGGGCCGGAGGAATTTCTCCAACGACCACCTGAGCAACGGGCGCGCCTACAGGAGCCACATAATGGAACTGTGCTTGAATCGCGCGCCCGCCACCCCCACCCCGGCCCCCTCCACGGGGGCCGCCATGGCCGCCGCGGCCCCTATTCGGGTTACCGCCTCGGCCATTACCAGCGCCACGGCCCCTATGCGGGTGCCCGCCTCGCTCATTTAAATTTTGCATGTTATATGATAATTCAACAAGGGGATTCAAACCTTGCTTAACA